GATTCGACATGCGTCGGGTGGCAAAAGTTATTTGTTGTTTGCCAACTACACACAGGAAGTTAGACAGATGCAAGGTTTCAAACTTAACCTAGCTGTGTTTGACGAACAACCACCCGATGATTTCTTTTCAGAGATTGTAACTCGTACAGCTACAACACAAGGTCAAGTGCTATGTTCGTTTACACCACTTAAAGGTCTTAACGGACTAGTATCAAAGTTCTGGCATCATGAAGAAGGCTATGAACACATAAGGGTAAGCTGGGATGATGTTCCTGAATATGATCCCTGGGGCGAACCTTTCTTATTAATGGAAACAAGGAGACAACTTGAGCGAGACTATTTGCCTCATGAGCGTGATGCTCGTAGGAATGGCGTGCCTGTCATGGGCAAGGGAGCAGTATTTCAAATTAGAAACTGGCCCACTTACAAGACTGGCGATTACGATTTCAGAAATACTCATGGTCTGCATCGTGTTATTGCTTTGGACCTCGGATTGGTCAATGACCGCACAGTTATATCGTTAATGTATTGGGATCCGGATGGTCAAGAAGCTTGGTTACATACACAGGTAGTTGTAAAGGGCACAGAAGAAGCTAATCCCGTTAATTGGATTAATCATCTGATGCGTCCTGAAGTGTTTGGCACTCCTATTGTGTTACCACCAGATGCGGGCACAGTGGGTCGTTACACTATGAGTAGCCTAAGTATTCGACAAATGTTTGAACAGTATGAACTTAATGTCTATCCTGATCCTATACGCAATCCACCAGATGAACAAGGGCGCACAACTAACCATAAAAGTTTTGGTATAAATGTCATGCGCCAAATGCTGGAACTAGGCACATTTCATGTTAACGAAAACTGTGTAGAATTCCTGCGTGAATGTCAAAACTACTATGTAGATGAAAAGGGACGCTTCAGCGATCCCGATGATGCTATTGACTCAGCTCGTTATGCATTACTAGGCTGTTTAAATGGTTGGTCAGAACCCTGGGACGATCGTAGTCCACAAGCTCGTTTTGCCGCAGCCAAACACAATATGCGTGTGCTACAGGCTAATAAAAAGACTAATCAAGATTTACCTGTGTGGAAACGGTCATGGTCGCCTGACGGTGGCGTAATGTGACGCTAAATAATACAATAAATCAGGAATAAACCCTTATGTTAGATTTAAAAAATGTCGTAATATCAAACCTTAATGGCCACTCGGGCATGATGGCTCGTTTTGTAAAGATGAAATCTTTACTAGATCAAAAATGCGCAGCCAACTTGCGTTTATTAGCAACTAAAAACAATATTAATCGTATAAGCGATTATCATTATTTAAATCTAGCTGTTACTAACTCAACTGATCCAGTTAATGGTATTGACTACATACATCCTGTGGTAAAACCTGTGGTGGACTATGCTACTAGTGTTATTACCAAAGGTATTGCACAAAATGGCGAAATTAACTTTGAATTTGTGCCCGACAATGAAGCCGATGATGCGGCTGCATTGCAAGCTACCAATATGGTACACAAGTTAATCAACCAAAACAATGATCCACACACTATTCTACAGCATTGGGTAATGGATGCTTGCTTACACAAAAATGGCGAAATGCTAATTAGCCCTATGCGTGAAAGTTTTGTACGCTATGTAACTACTTCAGGTACACTAGATCAACTTAAGGCATTTGAACAACAAGCTGAAGAAGCTGGCCTAACAGCACTGCGCAAGAGTCGTCGCAAGAGCCATGTAGATACCGAACAAGTTATGAAAGAAACTAGTCAATTTGTTCGTGACTTGCCAGGCGCACAAAATGAAGAGAACCTAAAACATCGTATTGAACAAGCACAAGCTGGTGCTGCTGGCAACTTTGACAGCATGAATACAGATGGTCCAGATCTAGTTGAAGTTCGCGATGGTGAAGATCACATTGGCGATTCGATTGCTCGCAATACAATTTACAAAGCCGAATACAAACTAACTGGCTACAACCTAAACATCAAATTCCGTCCAATTGCACAACACTATTGGATGTGTGACCCAACAGTTATTGATATCCAAGAACAACCATTCTGTGGATTCTACAAACCTATGTCAATACAAGAAGCAACTGAACTGTATCCTGACATTGACCTAGAGGAATTCAAAGTATATGCTGAATATAGTAATGTGGGAAGTTACCAAGCTGGTAGTTTGCTTAATAATCTTGCCTTGCATGCTCGTGACAGCGTGCCTATCAATGGTTTACCAGCACAAGGTTATAGTGCCCAAGAACCAGAAGCACGACAAGTTACTGTTCTTACTGTATGGAATCGTTATGATATTGATGGCGATGGTGAGTTGGAACTTATTGAGTTAATTTATTCTGGACAGTATGTTATTAGTGCCCGTGAAGTAGAGTTTATTCCTGTTGCCAACATGTGTCCAAAACCATTGGCACAAAACTTCTATGGTATGGCTATTGCTGAATCAGTAGTGCCTATGCAAGAGTACATGACTTCAGGTTATCGTGCAGAATTATTAATTGGTCTACTACAATCAACTCCTAGAACTGGTGTTAAACCAGATCGCGTAGACTTTGAGGAAATTGCTGATGGTGAAGCAGCTATCTTTATTTTGGATTCAAAGTTTAATCCACAAACAGACATTTATCAAATGCCTGTTCCACAAGGTAATCCAACATTCCTAGACAATACTATGAGCCGTATGCAACAAGATAGCATGGCCATGGTTGGTATGACCAGTCCGCAAGATGTATTCAATCCAGAAGTAATGGATCCAGGTAACTCAGGAGCAAAATTAAACCTAGCACTAAGTCCTAACCAAGTTATTCAAGACAATACAGTTAAGAATTGTGCTGAAGGCCTAAAAGATGCTATTTGGTTAGTATGGCGTACACTAGTACAGTATGGTGATGACTATGGTGTTAAGAAATTAGCCGCAGAATTCCATCCAGAGAAAAAGGCTGAATTTATTGACTATCAATCATTTGATGACATGAACTTTAATGAGCGTAAAACAATCCATGTAGATTTGGCTCTAGGCATGAAGTCAGAAGAAAACTCATTACAACGCTTGCAAATTATCAAACAAGCACAAACACAACTAACACAAGAAATTGTTGCTGGCGTACAGTCAGGTGCAATTACACCTGCAGCATTTAAGAAAATGAAAAAACCTTATGCTGATATGTTGTATGTGTTAGGTGTTAAAGATTGTGATACTTACTTGCCAACCGAACAAGAAGTTATGGAAATGGTACAGCAAGCACATGAATCTGCTAAATCGCGTCAACCAAGTCCAGAAGAACAAAAACAAACGGCTAGTGCCCAACTGGATCAGGCTCGCGCACAAGAAATACAGGCTAATATGGCTGGTAAGAGTCCAAGTGGACAGCTTGACATTACTCGAGCACAGCAAATTCAAGCTGATGTTGCTGGTAACACAGCAAGTAAACAGTTAGAAGGTTATGCTTTAATCAAGGAACACAAGGCTAGAGCCTTCGGACCATAAATAAACTTACATTGAATAGGATTGACAATGATTGAACAGGATATAGTGGATGCATTCACTAACAAGATGGCGGCTAACTTTAATGATATAAAGAAGATGTCGCCCAGTCAGTTAGATCGTGTTAAAACAACAGGATCACATGCTGAAAATATTTTGGCTAATAGAGATTTTGTATTGTTTATTCGCCAGCATCAACTAGAAATAATGGATGCCCTTAGTGAAATTAAGGGACATACCGAAGAACATAACAACCTGCGAATAGCTTTGAGTAATCAGCTAGCAGGTGTAGACGGTTTCATACAAGTTCTGAAAAGAGCTAGTTATATGAAAAATCGCGTGGTAACGCAACAGGAATTACCTGCAGCGCCCGACGCATAACTTTGAAAAGGAACAACAATGGAAAACATTGTAACCGATCGCCCTAATCTCGCACCAGAGACGGTACCGGTCGAAAATGTCAGTAGTGGTTTGGATGCTATTGCTCAAAAGATGGCCGCAATGAAACAAGAAACTTTGCGTAACCAAATGAGTAATCCCAAACAACCTGAAGCAGGGTCAGAAGCATCGGCAGATGTTAAAGCTCCTGTGGCACCACCGGGCGTTGAAATCTTAGATGACAACAATACCGATTTAGTAGAGCCAGAAGTTGCAGAACCAGAAGCATATGATAGTGAACAAGCAAGTGAAGAAGTTGACGCCCAGGACGACACAAGTTCTGTAAGCCAAACAGATTCGTCTAGTGAAGATATTATTGATTTCTTGGAGTTCGCCGAAGAACATCCAAATGCCAAGTTTAAATTTAAACGCAATGGCAAAGAAATTGAAATTGACGCAAAGAAAGCCGCCGCTATACTAGGCCAAGGTGCAGCAATTAGTGAAGATGCAAGACAATTAAAGATTGAAAAGTCCGAGTTTGATGAATACCTTCAACAAAAACGGGCCGAAACAGAAGGTCTTTTATTGGCAATGGAGTTTACTGTTAAGCCTCAATTACAACGGGCTTACGATGAAATTGTTAAGACACAGAATTACCAGTCGACATTTCAGCAACAGTTGGCAACTACTCAAGATCCCGCACAACGGGCTCGAATAGAAGCTAGTATGGCACAGAATGAAAGATACATTGCTCAACAAGGGCAAATGATCAATCAACTGAAGCCTAACTTAGATCAGTTTTACGATATAAGACGCCAACAAGTTAATGAAATACTTGAAACTAACCGCAAGGCGTTCCAAGATAAAGAATTGCGTAATAGTGCCATTTACAATGAAGTCCGTGAGAAAGTTGCAAAAGGTTGGGCAGGAGCTAAAGGACAATTAGTCCCAGGTATTGATAACTTGGACCTAATCTCTAGTGATGAACATGTGTTAAGTTTGCTAAGAGACGGTTTAAAATATCGAGACAGACCTAAAACGAAAAGTGCAGGCAGTAGTATTGCTGCTTTAACTACTCGTAGCTCAGGAACTCGCATACAGTCCGGTAAAGACGAATTGACTAGTCTTCAAGAAAAAGCCAAAGCTGGCGACCGTAAGGCCGCTGATAATCTGCTATTAGCTAAGATGAATGCTATGCGTGGCAGACGATAAAATAAAGACATAACAAAGGAGAAAATAATGTCTACAGGTTATAATTCAACCACAGCAATTGGTAACGGAACAGGGCTATACCAAACCGATATCGTTGTTAAAGATTTAGATTTAGATGTATCAAACCGTGTTAAAGATGATACCCCAGTATTAAACATGTGTATGGCTAAAAAGCGTAAAGTAGTTTCTACATTACCTTTATGGACAAACGATGTGTATCGTTTACCACAGACTCAAGCTCAACAAGAAGGTGCTGCTGTTAGTTCTGCTCAAGTAGAACAACAAAGCCGTGCTAACTTGGGTAACTACACACAGATTTTCAGTACAGTTGTTGGTGCTACTGGTACCGCTCGTGCTGTTGAACAGTCTGGTGGAGATCCACAAGCATACCAAGAAGTTAAGCAATTGATCGAATTAATGTTCGATGTGGAAGCACAGATCGTTCGTGCAGACCAAATCGGTACTAAGTATTCTGGTCAATCTGGTTTAGCATCTGGTGTTGGTATTCCTGCTACAGTATTCACATACCCTACAGGCGATGCTAACCCAAATAACACAAACGCCAATGTGACCGTTGCCGCTTATGGTGTTCAAACAGCTACTTCAGCTATTGGTCGTCGTATGGGTTCTTTGAATGCATTTGCTGGCACACACAGCTTTAACCCAGCATCGGGTTCTACATACTACACAGTATTCAACAGTGAATCTAGCGATACAACTACTCAAGGTACAGCCAATGTCTGGACAGTTGGTGGTAGCATTGTTAGTAGTGCTGTAACTAACACTGGTGAAGGTCTAGGTTCAAGTTTCTATTCTTATACAGGTACATTGCAACAATTT